GCATTAACACCAAGATTGCTCTTTGCCATGCGTAATGGTGTTGTAGACATGACAATTGACCAGAAGCAGCTTATTTGGCCTACCTCAAGAAAAGGGGTGACAACAATAAATAATCATAAGGACAAATTAGCATCCGCCATCAGAGCAAGGGGTGAGCAATGACGACCTCTTATACTGATTAAACGGTCATATGAGGCCGATAAAAGAAAAACCCGCCTTGTGAGCGGGTTGGTCAAGGTAGTTAAGACGAATTTTACTCGTCTTCGTTTTCCTCTGCCTCTGCATCACGTGCCTCAACGGCAGCAAGCAGTTTGTCGTACAGACCGCTTAGACCAGAGCTAATTTCTTTCTCGCCAAGCCAGTCAATAACTTCGTCGTATTCAAACTCGGTCAAATCAACGCTAACAAAAATTTCGTCCATCATGTGCCCCTTTAAATTGAAGAACCCCTAAAATACGCAACCCCGTCGATCACCTCCGCTAACTCCGGTGGAAGCAATCTACCCGTATTATCGTAGGAAAGTATTGCAAATCCTTGACTCCAAGGAACCGGATTATCTTCAATATAATCAAAGGCTTGCGATTTAGGGTTAGCTAGCATACCCGTTGAGATCCCCCAACGACGCCCCGTATAGTCCCCCCAGCCTTTTACTTCAAGCAGGTGCGTATGTCCTGACACTGTACTGATTCCCGATTTTAAAACGTTATTGTATCCAGAGTGAATTCCTGAGTGTTGTAAACGATGTTTAATCATCGTATTGTCGTTCACTAAGACTGACCAAGAAACAGACCACTCAGGCAGGTGGTCAGACAGCCTTGTACCCTGTACGTCTTTGTATTCAGGCACAAGACCCGCCAACCTTTTTTCAAATCGAATGTCATGGTTACCAATTGTTCTATGCAAAATAACGTTCAGTCCCTTGCAAGCTTTGACGATAGCGTCCATGTGGTGCTGCACCGACTCTAATTCTTGCTTCAAGGTGGGCTTAGTTTGCCATCCCTCGGGGCCGTATTTTGAAATCGTTGCCCCATCTAAAATATCCCCATTCGCCACGACCATGACGGGCTTTATTTTTTTAATAACTTTTAACAAAGCATTGAAAGCAACGCTTGTTTCGTTTGGCATGAAATGTGCGTCGCTGAAAACAATCACGCAGCCCGTGATGTTCGCAATACTACGGACTTTATTCTCAGGATGAAGGATTTTAAACCCACGCCTATCATTGAACGCATCGAGCAGTATCCCGTGCCGATTTTCAATGACGCGTCTTCGCTCATTCGCTCGCCTGATGCTTAAACCCAGCTCATGAGCAACAAGACTGATGCTACCCAGACGCTTCCACGCGTCAACAAACTCGTCGTCACTGCATTTTTCAGGCATGATCGCTCCGAATTTTAGAAGACGTGCGGGTTATAACACAGTGATAAAAAAATTTCATTAAGGTGCAACTTATGATTTGTCCATACTGCGTTGACCCTAAAACAACGGATGGTTACCCAACAAGAGTGATAGACACACGTAGGTTTTTCGATGATGTAAGACGACGGTTCTACATGGAACGCAAGCGCGTATGTACGCATTGCGATCAACGTTTCACAACGCGGGAGTTTTCTCCCGTCATAAGGGAAAAATCATGAGGTGGGAAGAGCTAATGAGGATCAATCCAGCAATTGCAGCGGGTTTAAATCCAGACGACCTGATTCAGGTGGTGTATGTGCATTTGGCGAATGGACGTGTGCTCACGCTTCTCGGACCACCGATCTCGGAAGAGGAGATGGAAGAGATCAGGGAAGTGACTTTTGGAGAACGCATTACGTCAACGATGCTTTATATGATGACGGAATTACACAAAAGGTCTGCGGTTCATTAAGGGCAGAAGACAGACGGTATAAAAAGACGGATAAACGGTAGGAGTGAGTTTTTAGACGTAATGAAAGTGTGTGATTAAAACAGGAAGGAGATGAGAGAAAGGAGATGGGAGAAAGGATCAAGGCTCGGGGAGATTACTTTGAAACACCTATAAGGTGAACTTTCCACGTTTGAAATTTTTTTTTTTTTTTTTTTTCAAAGTGACGTAATAGACGTAATGCCGTAAGAACCCCTGTAGTTATTGGGTTCCTGGATTACGTCTATTTTTTCATTACAGTAATGGGTAGTGCATTAGTATGTCTATAAGGTAAAGTGAACGTTTATTACGTCAAAAATGGATATTACGTCTGTTATAGACATACGTAATAGTATGTGTCATACTGGGAGTCCTTTATTTACAGGGTGTTTGAGCACATTACGTTATATGACATCACTTTCACGAAAAAAAAAAAAAAAAAAAATGAAAAAGCTAGAAGTGTGCCTTAATTAAAAATTTGGGATGGACGTAATGAAAATGGTTGAACGGTCAAAAACAGGAGATGAACGGTGAGTAAAGCACGGGATGCAGAGATTCGGTTGCCTGGGATTAAGCCCCGAAACTGGGGCCTGGAGAAAAGAGCGACGGGAAGAGTGTCGTACCCCTTTCAAAAAATGCTTGTGGGGGACTTTTTTGTTGTTTACTCGGTGACCGAGGCCCGAGGGGTGAGGTCGGCCCTACAGTCGTTTTATAGTAGACATGCCGGAAGACGGTTTTCTGTCAGGCAACGTGCAGATGGGGAGTGGGTATGTCGAAGGATCGCGTAACTGAAGATGAACAGGTTGATTTGAAAGATGTTGCACCGCCACTAGGAATTGCGAAACAACAGCCGTTGCTTAACCAAATTCCAGCAATGAGGCCCGAGGTCGTTGAATCACGGATCACGACGCCGATGCCGGAGAAGATCAAGAAAAAGGTCCTGACCAAGCAAGAGTGGACCTTTGTAAAGGAGTTTGTGACCGGCGACGGTGAAGTGACCTTGAAAGAGGCGGCTCGCCGTGCGGGGTATAAAGAGACCAACCTAGAGTATTGGGGACGACGGCTCACGGACCCGCACAGGTCGCCTCACATTGTGGCCGCGATCCAGGAGCTGCGAAAAGAGCTTGCGGTAAAACACGGGACCACTTTTGAAAGGCATATGAAGGACCTTCAAAGGATCCGAGACGCGGCGTTGCAGGCAGGGGCATACTCAGCTGCGGTCGCGGCTGAATATCGCCGTGGACAGGCTCTAGGGACCATTTACGTGGAGCGTAAAGAGATTCGGGTCGGCACGATCGACTCAATGTCGAAAGAAGAGGTTTTGAAAAAGCTTGAAGAGCTACATAACCTGTACGGGCAGGAGGCTAAGACGGTTGATGTCCAAGCAGAATGGATCCAGGAGATGAATGATGCGGAAAAAGTTAGAAAAGGCCTTGTACAACGTACTTCGTATACACCTCGAACAGGCGTCCTGCGTCGGTTGGCTGAGGATCGAAGCCAAGCAACCGCTGGGGATGCCGGATCTGTTGATCATGGAGCGGGGGAAGATAGTCCTCGTTGAACTGAAGGTTGTACGCGCAGGGGCGAAGGTTGCACTGTCGCCCCATCAAGTGGCTTTTGCGGATCGTGCGGCTCGGGCTGGAGTTCCTGTTTATTTGTTGGTTCAACATTGGCCCAAAGAGGTTTTTAGAGCGTTGGATAGTGTTGTGTATGCGTATCAAGCAGGGCAGGTTGTTGAAGTGGCTCAAAAAGGCCTGTCTGTCAAGGCCTGGATGCACTGGACGCTCGGTGATGCCCAGGGGTTGCAAGAGTTTTTGAAAAGTGTATGATTAAACCTTCGCTAACCAGAAAGGAGAAAGAGCGATGAAAAAGTTAACGGGTTTTGAAGGTAAAGATGGCGCACATTGGGGCCTTCATGATTGGTATCCCGAAGGTGAAAAAGAACTTGAGGAAGTACTTGCTGAGCATGTTCCGTTTGATACGGGTTGGTACACTTCTAAGAAAGAGATTGCCAGCGCGAGAATTTCTAGCGTCAACGCTGAGTTGATCAGGGTTGAAGTTTCCGTATTTGATGATTTTGATACGGAGGGATCAGCTGCGATTACTTCAAAAAGTTGGTCACTCGATGGTATTCGCAGGGCCATTGATAAGGCCTGGGGAATGGCCGAAACCAACCGCAGGGAGAATGCGACCTATTTTGGATATAGCATTCATCAGTACACCAGCGAACGTTTAGCCTGGGTTGAAACCTATCTGGTCAATTTATCTGATGGGACTGTTCCAGGGGGTGATTATTACTACTGGTTTGGCTGGCAGCATGATGAAGATAACAAGGGTCAAAACTGTACCTATCCAGGCATACCGGAGGATGTAGCAGAGTCCTTTAAGGCCTTTGCGGAAGAATGCAATGTCGGAAGCTTAAGAATTGGCGAATGGGAGATCCAAAGTTGGGAAAAGGAGGAACCGGCGCACGAGGATCCTAGCGATTACGCGGGCATGGGTTGGATTGGAAAGGATGGTCGGCCATGAAATCTTTTCAAATCAAGATGGTGCATCGGCTCACCGGGGTTTCTTATGTAGTTACTGTCATTGCTAAGGACCGCAGCGAAGCCGAGATGAAGACAAACGAATGGCCTTATCAGGACCAGTGGGGCTCTTACGTGATTGTGAAGGGCTGAAGGATCATGAGTAAATGGGACGCCCTTAAGCAACTGTTTCGTAACTTTGTCATCATGAGCATATTGCGGGCCCTAGCCGGGGACCGTAAAAAACGCTAGTTGCAAAGTTTATTTTTATGTGTATACTTTTCAACAACTGATCGCCGATCAGCTCATACAGGAGAAAGTAGAAATGGATCAATCAGCGATGTTGTCATTAGTAGGCGGGTTTTACGACAAGCTTGTTTCGGACGTTGCCGACAAAGTGCTGGCGAAGCTTGCGCAGCAACAAGAAAGCAAGCCAGCGTTCGATCCGGCAGCGCTCGCTGGCGAGCTTGATTATCGGAGGCTTGCCGATGCCCTGGCGGGCCAGCTGGACTATGCCGAAATCGCGGGCCAGCTGGACTATTCCGAGCTCGGCGGCGAAATCGATTATGGCTCGCTTTACAGTGAAATTGACCTATGCGACGTTGCGAGCGAAATCGATTTGGACTCGATCGCTTCAGCGCTCGACTTAAGCGAGAAAATTCGCGAAGAAATCCGCATGATGCTGCGCAGTTTATAAGGCGACTTGCTCGCTCGTTGCCTGGGCCCTTCGGGGCCCTTTTTACTTGCAGAATAAAATTCTATGTGTATACTTTTAGCCCTGGCGACGTGCCAGGGATACAGTGAGAAAGGATTCGACCATGTTAAAGACCGTAGCAAAATCAGCGAATCGGAAAACCGGGCCGATCGCCGTTACATATAGGGCGGGCGTTCACGAAACCTATGCAACGTGCCCTAGCACGTGCGCCTTGCATCCGAAAGGCGAAAAAGGCGGCGACCTAATTGACGGCGATTATCTTGACGCCCTGCGCGAGGCCGTGCCAGCTGGGGGTATCGCCTGGACCTATTCGCATTTCGACGCCTCACTACTGCCACAATGGGCCGAGGGCGAAACTGTTATCAATGCATCATGCGATACAGTCGGCGAGGCCTTGCGCGCTGTAAAGCTTGGGAGGCCCGCTGTATACGTTGCGCCAGCTGATACGGCGACCAGCTGGCCCGCGAAGCATGGGGGCATTCGCTTTATACGTTGCCCCGCCGAGCTCGCCGATAATTTCACGTGCGATAACTGCGGAGGCGACCGCCCACTATGCGCCAGGGCCGAGCGCGATTATGTTGTTGTTTTCGTCGCCCATGGGGCTAGCAAGGCGAAAATCGGAAAGGGCGGCGGATGTTATGCGGCGGGCGGTCCGACTGCCATTCAATGGCACGGCACGCGAACGAAGGGCGCAGCGAATGACGCCCAGGCCCTGCGCGCCTTCGCGGCTTCGTTGCCTCAGGGCTCGAAATTGCGTCATCACGTGGCGGGCGACTTAGGCCTTGCAACTTAAAAAGTTTTTAGTTATATTGACGACTGGCGCGCAATTCGGCGCGCTGAAAACCCTGAGAAAGTAAGAAAGGATTTAAAAATGAGTACACTCACACAAGCAAGCAAGCAATGGGCTACAAGGCCCGATGAAGAAAGGTTCGTGTCGCTTCTTGACATGCTGGCGCATGCCGAGGCGCAGCGGGCGATATCGAAGGCCCGCGTCATGAGCTCGCGTGATTTATCGGTTCGCCCGATTGATAGCCAGGGCTTAGTTATTGAATCCCGCGAAGGCGGGCTAGCGATGATTTCGCACCATGCTTTTGGCCAGCTGGCAGGCCTTGCTGGCGCGCCTGGGGGATACCTTCGCTCGTTGCCTGCGCCCCTCGCGGCTGATTGCGTTAATTATGGCTTGCAAGTTGAGCGCGAGGCCGAGGATATCGGCGTTCTATTAGTAGGCGGGGGAGCTCACGGCCCGCGCACGCTGCGTGCGGCGACTGGCCCAAAGTACGGTCGAGTGTGGAATTCGCAAGTTATCGATGCGCTCGTTGATCGCTTCGGCGACGGTGTATCAGGCGACTTTCGGGTGCCTGGGATATGGGGGCGCCCTCTTGATCAAGTAACCAAAGAAGACACAACGTTGTATTGTGGCGATCGCGACATGTTCGTTTTCCTGGCCGACGAAGAAAACCGCATCGAATTGCCTGATCGTCGCGACGGGAAAACCGGCGCGCTCGCTCGGGGGTTTTTTGTAAGTAACAGCGAAGTCGGCGCAGGCGCGCTCAAAGTAAAAACCTTTCTTTTTGATTACGTATGCGCGAACCGTATCGTATGGGGCGCGCTTGAGCTCGACGAGCTCAACATCCGCCATACTGCAGCTGCGCCCGATCGCTTCGTTGAGCAAGTCGCGCCCGCGTTGCTGGCATATTCCCAGGCCAGCGCCGACAACGTTTCGACCGTACTTCGAACGGCGCAGCGAAGCAAGGTCGATAAAGTCGCCGACTTTCTCGCGAAACGGTTCGGGCCCAGGATAGGCGAGCGAATCGAGCACGCGCATATGCTCGACGAAGGCCGACCGATCGAAACCCTTTGGGACATCGTAACGGGGGCGACCGCATACGCCCGCTCGATAGCCTTCACCGCCGATCGCGTGGAATTTGAAGGAAAGGCGGGCGAAATCCTCGACCTAGTCGCCGCATAATCGCTGGCCCAGCTGGCCCCAGGCGCGCCCATTGTGGCGCGCCTTTTTTATGCCATAATTAAGGCCCCGCCACGGGGGCGGGGGATACAGCGAGAAAGGACACAAAAATGCGAACGTTACTGATTTTAGGTTGTGGGCGGTCTAAGCTTGATCGGCCAGCATTCGCCGCCGACTTATATACAGGGCCTCTGTTTTCAATTGCGCGCAGCTGGGCCAGGGCTCGCCTGGGAGCTCAGGATATCGCCGCCTGGGCGATCGCCAGCGCTGAGCATGGGTTGATCGAGCCCGATCGCTGGCTCGCGCCTTATGACCGCACGCTGAAAACCCAGGCCGAGGCCGACGCCTGGGGCGAGCGAGTCGGCGCGCAGCTGGCGCATCGAATCCGATCGCTCGATATTGATGCGGTCGAGCTCGTTGCTGGTCGGCGATATCGCGAAGCGATTCGCCAGGGCCTGGGGCTATATCGCCAGCTGGCCCAGCGCGTTGAGATTCGCGAACCCTTCGCGGGCCTGGGCATCGGTTACCAGCGACAAGCGATCGGCGCGCAGCTGGCCGAGCTCGCCAGGGGGAAATCATGCTCAGCCTGATCGATTGGTTCGTTGCGATCGCCTTCGGCGTCGCCCTGGGCGCAGCGCTCGCCCTCAGCTGGTAACGCCGACCAGCTGGCCCAGCTGGCCGCCTTCGGGCGGCCTTTTTGTTTTCCTGGGCGTATTTCACGCGGGCCCATTAATAAGCGATTGAATCGCTTAGCTATTCGCGAGCTCGCGCCAGGGTTTTCTTGGCCCGTGGGCCTCGGCCTGGGAGCTCGGCCTGGGAGCTCGGCCTGGGAGCTCGGCCAGGGGCTCGGCCAGCTGGCGCAGCTGGTCGAGCTCGCGCACTAATCGCTTAAAAATCGCTGATTCGCCTGGGCGCACTAATCGCCCAGGCGCACTAATTCGCCTTGCACTAATCGCCCAGGCGCACTAATTCGCTCGCGCACTAATCGACCAGGGCCCGCTGGCCCTGGGCCCTGGGCCCCCGCCCTGGGGGCGAGTCCCGGTATCGATTCTAGAGCGTAGAGCGCTCTAGGTTTTAGAATCTAGCACAAATGGCCCGACGCCGTAGCGGACGCCGACCTTGGCCCGGTTTCGCAGAATTAATGAGCCCTCGAAACAAAACTCAAATAAGCGTATACTTTTAATTATCCAAAACCCACCCCCTTGTTTTTAAAACCGATTTCCCTAAAAATTTTTTGCAAATTCAAAAAGTTATGGCCCTTCCCCCGGACCTTGAAGCAGAGCGCTTGAAGCTTGAGCTACGGCTCAGGATCCTTGAGGCTCGGGACAAGGCCAAGGCTTCTTTCATAGATTTCGCCCGTTATGTTTGGCCCGAGGCGATATTTAGTGCGCATCATTACAGGATGGCGAATGCCTTTGACAGAATGGTTGAAGGCAAGCTTAAGCGTTTGATTATTAATATGCCTCCCCGGCACACCAAGTCGGAGTTTGCTAGCTATCTTTTGCCTGCGTTTGCCATGGGCCATGAGCCTCGGTCCAAGATCATTCAAGCGACGCATAATGGTGAGTTAGCGGTGCGTTTTGGCCGTAAGGTCAGGAACCTGATGGATCAGGAGACGTATAAGGAGTTGTTTCCGGCGGTGAGTTTGAAGCCTGATTCAAAGGCAGCTGGCCGTTGGGACACGAACGGTGGCGGGGAATACTATGCTGTAGGCGTTGGTGGTGCAATGACGGGGCGGGGTGCGGATCTTTTGATTATTGACGATCCGCATTCGGAGCAGGACGCTTTGTCAGAGTTGTCACTGGACAACGCTTGGGAATGGTATACGTCTGGGCCACGTTCTCGTTTGCAGCCCGGAGGGGCCGTAGTGGTGGTCATGACCCGATGGGGCATGAAAGATTTGACGGCGCGTTTGCTCAAAGCGCAGGCAGAACCGAAGTCGGACCAGTGGGAAATTTTAGAGTTTCCTGCCATATTGAATGAGCGGACTGATCATGAAAAGCCGCTTTGGCCGAGTTACTGGAGCCTTGATGAGTTACAAAAGGTCAGGGCGACGTTATCGGTGCAGAAATGGCAGGCGATGTATCAGCAGCAGCCCACGAATGATGAGGGGGCTATTTTAAAACGTGAATGGTGGAGGATTTGGGAGCATGATTACACCCCCGCAATTGAGTATGTCATCCAGAGTTATGACACCGCGTACAGCAAAAAAGAGACAGCTGACTTTTCAGCAATCACCACCTGGGGTGTTTTCCGTCCCAGCGCGGACGACGGACCTGCCATTATCCTCCTCGACGTTAAAAAAGGCCGCTGGGACTTCCCGGAGTTAAAGCGTATTGCTAAGATGCAGTATGACCACTGGCGACCGGACAATGTATTGATTGAGGGCAAAGCGACGGGGATTACGTTGCAGCAGGAGTTAAGGCGTGTTGGAATTCCTGTGACGATGTATAATCCGGGGGGACGCAGGGCGGGTCAGGACAAGATATCCCGTGCTAATGCGGTTGCGCCTATGTTTGAGTCGGGGATGGTCTGGGCACCGGAGACGAAATGGGCGGAGGAGTTGATTGAGGAGTGCGCGGCGTTTCCCAAGGGCGACACGGACGACCTTGTTGACAGCACCGTGCAAGCGCTTGCACGATTCAGGGCTGGGAACTTTGTGGCTTTGGACGATGACGAGGCTGATGAACCAAGCACCGTGCTTGAGTTTGAATATTACTAGGGTGATAATATGCCCATTCCTTAATCCTGGCCAAGGGAAGCTATAACCACAGAGAGGCAAGAGATATGTTTAGGCGTTTTACCCAAGGCGGCATGGTTAATGATACGACTAGTGATGCGCGGCGCATGTTGCAAAATTTACAGAAAATGCAACAACAACCTGTTTATATGGCCGAGGGCGGTGAGCTGACAGGATCGGCAGAAGAGCTTGCGCAAGCACGATTAAATTATTTACCTTCTTGGCTTGTTGAGAATATGGGAGGCAGAGACGCTGCGCTATCTTCTATTCGTAATGATATTGTTAAAGCAGAGCAACAAAAGGCGGCAAAAAGTTATGCAGCTTCGGAGTTATCAGGTATTGCGGCGGGAACGGCTCCGGGTTCTTCTGCCGCAGAGGCGCTTAGAGACATAACAAGTTCTGGTGCGACCCAAGCAGACGTAGAAAAGCTTTTGCCTACCTCAGGCTTATCGGCAGCAGCGCAATATGCTTTGTTAAGAACGGGGATTGGCTCAGAAAATGCTCCCGGACGTGAGCAAGGAGGCATCAGTGGGATGGATGCCAATATCAGGCATGTTGTGCAAACTCTAAGGGATCAAGGTTTAACATCTTCTGAGGCCGCAGAAAAAATTGTTCAAGGGATAACAACCTACGGCCTTAATGATTTAGATGTATTAAGAGCTACAGGAATATCTTTAGGTGATTTACCCGGAACGTTTAAGGCGGATATTCCGCCTACCCAATCTATTGTTAATCAACCTACGCAACCTGTGGTGCCAAAGAACATCGTCACCGTTCTCCCGCCGCCTCCCCCGTTGCCCCCGCTTACGGAAATTTTTATACCTCCCACGTCCCCAGAACCTGAAGCACCCCCACCAGCATTAACAGCTGGCCAAGAAGGCCTTAATCCGGGGACCGCCGTCGTTGGCAAGATCCCCGTGGATGAGCAAGTCAAGCTCCCGCAGCTTGATACGGAGTTCAGGGCCTCTGAACCACGCACCCCGATCTATGATCGCTTTGGCCGTGTAACGGGATACAACTATACGCCTGCTGCAAAGTTGACTCCTGCCACGGGAACGACGGTCTTTAACTGGACACCTCCCGGAGTGACGAGCAGGTCCCGATCTTTATTGAATATAGGAGATGTTCCGAGGGTAACTATTGATCCCGTGACGGGGCAATTGCGTTTACCCCTAAGTGCAAGTCAAAAATATGCTCAAGACCGTGCGCGATTAAGCCAGGACATTGCTAATCTTTATACGAAGTCCACCGCAGGACAGACGGATGTACCCTCTGCCTTGCCATCGGGCGCAGCCGGGGCTTTTAGAAATTTGGTGATGAGCGACCCGACACTATCTGCGCAATTGCGTTACAGAGACATCGGTGAAGCAAAAGTTAATCCAGAAAAAGTTGATGCAGCACTTGCAGGCCAGTACGGTAAGCAGCAGTATCTTTCTGCATTGCAAGCGGCGTTTGATCCGTATCTTGCAAGTATCCGACCGCAGCTTAAAGTTTCGACGGAAACGCAAAAGAGCTACATGGAGCAGTACCCCGATGTGGCAGCGGCTTATGCCAAGTTAACCCCTGCTGAAAGGGCTAAGTTCCCCACCCCCGAGTCCTATGCCCAGTATCACTACGATACCTACGGCAGGGCCGAGGGCCGTAATCCACCGTCCGTGGGTTTTGGAGGTGGGCAGGGGCCGGGGTTAGGGATTAGTGGAGGAAGCATACCCACAACTGGAACGTCCTTTTTTGCCAAGGGTGGGCCTGTCACAAAAAAAGCCAACGGCGGTGATGTTTCACGTGAAACATTGCCGCCAAAACGAGCATCGACGTTGAAAGGTTACGGTGAAGGCGAAGAAGCAGAGGACGCAAGAAAAAGTGCAAGAGAAATTTTTCGTGCTTTAGTGGGTATGGATCCTTATGACAAAAACAATCCAACGGAGGCCTATCGGATTGCTTCTACGGCTACACCGTTGACCATGATTGGTGGCGGTATCAAAGGTATCAAAGGGGTTGGGAAAGGCCTAAGTCGTGCGGAGCAGGAAGCAAACCTTGCGAGATTTCTTGAACCAAGTAAGGTTAAAGAGCGCTTATATCATGGCTCCCATAAGCCAGCGATAGTGGAATTTCAAACCGGGAGAGTGCTCAAAGAAAAGCAGTATCCTGGAAATACAATTGAACCATGGGCCGTGGATAATCGTGATGCGGTATTTTTGACACCGGACCCAAAGCTTGCAGACAGCTTTGCAGGGGGTGATTTTCACATCGGCATGGGATACACGCCAGCAACATATCCAGTGCGAGTACAGGTAAAAAACCCATGGGACTATGACAACCCAGAGCACATTGAAAGCGTAATAAACGCGTATAAAAAAAAATATCCGCTTAAAAAAACAAAGGACGGAGTGCCATCAGAAGAGTCAATGAGACATCACCGGTTTGAAACGGCAATGCGTGAGCTGCCGTTGCGCGAAAAAGCCAATTGGAGCGGTATTGAAAAAGCAGATGTACAGGAAATCATCAGAGACCTTGGCCATGACGGATTCTTTGTTAAAGAAGGCGGCGTTAAAAACCTGGGCGTATACGATCCTCGTCGTATTAAATCAGACTTAGGTAACGAAGGCACCTACGATATTACTGATCCTAACATTAACAAAGCTAGGGGCGGTGATGTTTCAACAAAAGACTTCATTGCCAAGTTTGCCGACGGCTCCCCCAACCCTGACGAAATTCCAAGCGTCATTGACGAGCGCGAAGAGATCCGCAGTGAATCGCAGCGCATGCTCAATCGACTCAAGGCCCAAGGACCACGGTCCACGGGTTTTATTAAAGGGAGGGTGCCAGAGGGCGTAGCAAGACTTCAACGTGAGGTTGAACAACGTCAGATTGATGCATCCAAACCGGGAAGCGCGGCACAGCTTTCTTTGATTGATCGGCCTGCAATGCGAATTGCTAGCGACATCGTTCGTGGCGCGGTAAGCGCAACGCCTGCGGAACCCACCAATCCAAGCGAGGCCTATCGATTAATGCAGGGATTGACCGGTGCATACTTGCCCACGGCCCCTGTGGTGCGCATGGGTCAATCAGCCAAAGCCGCCGTTCAACAACCCGGAGCCACTGTTGCCTCTGCAAAACGTGGTTTTGAAGAGCTTGGCGATACCGCAGCCGCTCAACTGGCTCGCATATCCCAGCCCAATACCCTAGGCAGTCAGGCAGGAGCCGTTCGCCCATATGGTAAGGGGACGGTGTTTTCTGGGGTTAAACTTCAAGGAGATAGATCTGTTGGATCATCATTAGACAGATATCTACTAGATGCAGATACTGCTGCTTTTGAAAGCGTTGACTCTCTGGATAATTTGGATAAAGTTGAGGCGATTAGAAACTTTTTTGACACTAAAGCTCGCCGTTACATAACAACACAACTTGGCACTGAAAAAGATCCTATATTTAAAGCTATTAAAGAAGAACGTATTAGCAACCTTGCACTTCATGACAAACAGGGGCTGAGGCAATATGCTATTCGGGCGGCGCGGGAAGGAAAATCTAAGGTTACAAAAGAAACAGGAGAACCTGTTTTAGATGCGTTTGGTCGGCCTATTTTTTATCCAAAAGATCCTCAGGCCGTTATAGACGTAACTTCAGAGTATGACAAAATGGTAAATGTTAATCCCATGCGCATGAAACCAGAACTTATACAGCGAAGGTTTCAGATTGATGATGATGCGTATATAGCAGAAGTTGAAAAGGTCAAAGAACAAATGCAACAAGCGTTTGAAGCGGAAGGTTTAGACCCACGTCTTGTAAATTTAAAAGAACCACTAATCCTTACCACGGCCCGAGACACAGGTCAGCCATACTACACCGGATATATACCTCGCATGGATGACTTTATTAAAGCTAAATTATCTGGAGATTCAACAGCGTTAAAAGACGTTCCTGAAAATATTATACGTGCTTTAGACAAAAACGAACTTTTGTATGATGTGTCCACGGAGGGACCTTTAAAAGAAATATTAGATCCCGAAAATATTGCTTCATATCTTGCTACATTAAACAAAAAAGAAATCGAAGGTATTCAGTTTGAAGAAGCTGTGGTAAAAGCCGCAAAGTTTAATGAAGAAAAACTTAATCGCCAGTTTAAGGGAAAACGTTTGAAAGCTCTTGTAGAGTCAGGCAAAGCTCCAGATAATGTTTTTTCTAAAGGCGTAAGCGAGCCTTTGCTTAAATTTAATGAAAACGATCCTCATCCCGGATTTGCATGGAAACGTCTTGAAGAATTAGATTCAACTATACCGGAAGGCGCATATGTAGGGCACTCAGTGGGCGGGTACTCTTTAGGAGGTGCCGGATATGGCCCAAGTTACACTAAAGGTTTTCAAGAAGGGACACATAAAGTCTACAGCTTACGTAATACCCGTAATCGACCGGTGACAACAATTCAAGTAATTGATAAAGGTACTCTTGATAACCCTTATCCAGTTATTACTCAGATTAAAGGCAATGGGGCAAAAACCGGGAACACGGCTCCAGTAAATTATGAAAAAGAAGTTTATGATTTTTTGGTTAAAATTGTTAAACCAAAAAGTATCCAAGAATCTAACAACTTTTTAACTCCTTTGCTTATTCAATATAAAGATGCCCTTGAAACAAATCGTTTCATTGATTATCCCTAAGGCCTGAACATGCCCATCGACAAAGCCCTATACGAAGCCCCTGCCACATTGATCGAGATTGATCAGGAGGACATGCCTGAAATTGAGATTATTCTTGACGCGGACGGTGGGGCGACGATCGAGATTGGGGAAGATGAAGACAGCGAGGTGGACTTTTACGCCAATCTGGCAGAGGTCGTGGACGATGACACGTTATCCAAGATCGCCATAGACCTCTCAGCCTTCTTTGAAGCGGACAAATCGAGTCGTTCTGATTGGGAGCAGACCTATGCCAAGGGCCTTGAGCTTTTAGGCATGAACTTTCAAGAGCGCACCAAGCCCTTTCGAGGTGCGGCAGCGGCGACTCACCCCTTGTTGATGGAGGCCGTGGTCCAGTTCCAAGCGCAAGCGACTAAAGAATTGATGCCAGCGGGCGGTCCTGTGCGCACGGAGATCCTGGGCAAAGAGACCTTGGACAAGTTCCAGCAGGCTGGACGCGTGCAGGATTTCATGAATTACCAGATCACGACAGTAATGAAGGAGTACACGCCCGAGTTTGATCAGGCAATGTTTTATTTGGGCTACGGCGGGTCGGTATTTAAGAAGGTTTACTACGACGAACAGCTTGGGCGGATGGTTTCCAAGCTTGTTTTGGCCGATGACGTGTTCATTCCGTACTACGGATCAAGCGTCATGAGCCAATGCCCACGGATCACGCACCGCATTGCGATGGATTCCAACGAATATCGCAAGCGGGTGGTTTCGGGTGAGTATTTGGACGTGGTGATTGAGGGTGAATTGTACCCATCTGATGCAAGTCAAATCCGTTATCAGGTTGATAAACAGACGGGTGTCGTGGAAACCGGTGCGCCGGAGGAAGTTTTTTTGCTTGAATTCCAAGTGGACTATGATTTACCGGGATTTGAGGACAAAGATGACAAGGGTGAGCCCACGGGAATCAAGCTTCCTTACGTTATTACGTTGGATGAGGCTACAAAACGTGTGATTGGCGTGCGTCGCAACTGGGAAGAAGACGACGAACGTAAGAAAAGGCGCAATTATTTTGTGCATTACGTTTTAATCGAGGGCCTTGGGTCGTATGGCTTGGGTTTTGTGCATTTAATTGGTGGACTTTCCAAGACAGCGACCTCTGCGTTGCGTCAATTATTGGATGCGGGGACGCTTTCTAACCTTCCAGCGGGGTTCAAGGCCAAAGGCGCAAGGATCGCGGACCAAGACAATCCAATCCAGCCGGGAGAATGGCGTGATATTGACGTAGGCGGGGCTGAATTACAGCAAAATATGTTGCCTTTGCCTTATAAAGAGCCTTCGCAGACGCTTTTTGCATTGCTTGGTTTTTGTGTGGACGCCGGAAGACGTTTGGCAAGCATTGCAGACATGCAAGTGGGCGAAGGCAATCAAATGGCGCAGGTTGGAACGACGCTTGCATTGCTCGAACGGGGCACGCAGGTCATGTCAGCCATCCATAAGCGGTTGCATTATGCGTTAAAGGAAGAATTTGAGCTTTTGGCCAAGGGTTTTGGGATGTATATGCCCGATGAGTACCCTTATGACGTGCCGGGAGCGTCAAGAAAAATTAAAAAAGCGGATTTTAACAACCTTGTTGCGGTACAACCGGTCTCTGATCCCAATATTTTTTCTTCAGCGCAGCGTTTAACGCTTGCACAGATGCAGTTACAGATGGCACAATCTGCGCCGCAAATGCATAATTTGTATGAAGCGTATTATCGTGTATATTCCGCGATGAATGTGCGCGATATTGACAGTATTTTGAAACCGCAGCGTACACAAATGCCCAAGGACCCTGCGCAAGAAAATGGTGACGTGTTAGACGGTATGGAATTAAAAGCTTTTGCGGGACAACAGCACGATGCGCACATTGCAGCGCATTTGATGATGGGTTTGTCGCCCATGTTACAGGCTCAGCCAATTGCTGCTATGACTTTGCAAAAACACATTCTGGATCATGTGAAATTAAAAGCTGAAGAGACTGCTGAAGCAGAACTTTTTGCTCAATACGGCAGTGATCCAGATCAAATGGTGTCTGAACTACAACACGAAGCGCTTGTAGCGTTAAAAGTTGCATCATTTATGCAGGAAGTACGTGATTTGCAAAATCAATTAATGGGCGTGGATCAAGGTCCAGATCCTTTGATTGCGTTGAAAGACAAAGAACTTCAAATTCGTGCGCAAGATGATCAGGCTAGTCAGCAAATTGATCGCCAGCGTTTATTGATGGAGCAGCAACGCACTCAAGCCAACACGGCGGCTAATCAAGCTAGGATTCAATCGCAAGAACGGATTGCAGCAGAACGTGCAAAGGTTGCACGCGAGCGAGCGGATTTAATGGATCGTAATGCGCGTCGTCAACAAGATGTTCAAGTCATGGGTCAACGGAGGCCACAAAATGCCGCTTAAAAGAGGTAAAAGTCAAAAGGTCATTTCAATGAATATTGGGGAAATGATTGGTTCGTATCGGAAAACGGGCAAGATAGGCACAAGCAGCCCCAAAAACAAAGGCGATGCCATTAAGCAGGCCGCTGCAATTGCTTACTCAACGGCAGGCAAATCGCGCAAAATGCGTGGTGGTGGCGGAGTGCAAGGTCCGTTTATGACGGTGAAGAAAAAAGACGGTAATCGTCCGGTTAAAATTTATTAGGAGTAATAATCATGGTTGAACCCCAAGAAAAACGTTTTCCAACGTTAGATGATTTTAAAAAGATGGAAAGAGAAAAGGCAAAAAAGGCTCAGGAAAAAGCTAGGGAAGAAAGAGAAAAGCTAAAAGAAGAACAAAGAAGAGTTAAAGAAGAAGAAAAATTAGACAAGGGAATTTATACCGAGGAAAAAGGCCCCCCGCCGTCGCCCCCTGACATGGGATCAGTCAAAATGATGTCTAAAGGTGGCGCAGTAACATCGCGTGGGCAGGGAAGAGTTATGCGTAAAAAACAAACCAAGTTTTATTGATAACCTTTTCAGGTGAAGGCAAATCACCTGCTTTTTCATGGACTGTGACCATGCTTAATTTAGTTGAACGCATACTGAAAGAAGTCCGAACGTTACGTGAAAGCACAGAGGGTCTTGTGCTAAACGGGTCGGTTCCCGACATGGAGCGGTATCGCTTTTTAATGGGACGTCTTGAGGCACTTAAGCTTATTGAGGTTACGGTCAAAGATCTTTTAAACGACCGAGAGGACCTATGACAGCACTAACAGCCTTACAAAAAAAGTGGTTAGAAGAAAGTATTGAGCGTAAACCTGCGCTTGATGACGCTTATGACAATGATGGCCACTTTAATCCACAGCTTATTGAGTCCAGTGTCTTGAGCCGTTTGCCACGGCCCACGGGGTGGCGAATTGCGATTTTGCCGTATCGAGGTGCGCAAAAAACGCGTGGTGGGATTGCCTTGTCTGAGGAAACACAAAAGCGAGCGCAGGTTGCAACCACGGTAGGTTATGTACTAGCGCTTGGTCCTTTAGCTTATTACGACAAGGAAAAATTTCCTGAGGGCCCGTGGTGCGTGGAAAAAGATTGGATTATTTTCGGGCGTTACGCGGGTGCGCGTATACCGATTGATGGTGGTGAAATTCGCTTCATCAATGACGATGAGGTGTTGGGTGTTATTAATAATCCGCAAGACATTGCGCACATGTAGGGAATGATAATGAGTAATGAAGAGTTGCAATTTAAGATTGGTGAAGACGAACAACCCGCCGTTGTTAACCTTAATGATGACGGCACGGCAGAGTCCATTGAAAGGGCGCAGCCATCCGTTGTTCAAACACAACAAACTACGGGCGAAGATTTAGATCAATATAGCGAGAAGGTCCAAAAGCGTATTGACAAATTAACGGCACGTTTGCGAGAAACCGAGCGCCGTGAACAAGAAGCCATTCGTGTTGCACAAGAGATGCAATCTCGGATGCACGAAGTGCAACAACGCTATGTACAAGCTGATGGCCAGCGGATGGGTGAGGCCAAAGGCAGGATTGACACACAAATTGTTGCCTTGAAACAGATTGTCAAAAAAGCGCGTGAAGAAAACGACATTGACACTGAAACAGAAGCGCAAGAACGATTAACGCAAATCCTTGTTGAACAACGTCGTTTACAAGAAGAAGCTGTTTATCGGGAAGCTCAGGAACAGCAACGTGCTGCACAAGCACAGCAACAACAAGCGTATGTCCAACAGATGCAGCAGCGTCCTGCACCGCCTCAAGTGGATCCACGCGCTGAGGAATGGGCCGAGAAAAATGAATGGTTTGGTCGGGATGTGGCAATGACCGCAGCGGTCCGAGGGATTCATATTCAACTTGTAAGCCAAGAAGGATTTGATCCGCGAGGCGATGAGTATTATGAAGAATTAGATCGTCGTATTAAAGAGGCCTTCCCACATAAGTTTCAATCTGCTAATATGAGTTATCGTTCAGCCAACCGTCCCGTGCAGACGGTTGCCCCTGCATCTCGTTCCTCTGGAATTAACAACGCTGCACGCCGCACTGTAAGACTGACACCCAGTCAGGTTGCAATTGCAAAAAAACTTAATGTTCCCCTTGAGGAATACGCAAAGTACGTGAAGGAATAAACTATGGATCAAGAAAATACACCTGAAGTTTTTGCAACCCCGTTGCCCAAACTTCGCCGCGAAGCACGAGCAGCATTGACTCGTGAAAAAGAAGCGCGTCGTAAGCCGTGGTCTCCTCCTTCTAAATTGGACGCTCCTCCTGCTCCAGATGGGTTTAAAAACCGGTGGATTCGTCGTGAAACGATGGGATTTGATGATCGGATTAATGTCACTACAAAATTACGCGAAGGGTATGAACTTGTTCGCGCTGACGAGCATCCTGATTACACTGCCCCCACGGTTGATGACGGCAAGCATGCGGGTATAATTGGCGTAGGTGCTTTAATCCTTGCCAGAATCCCCGAAGAGACGGTAGAGGAACGTAATGCGTATTATCAAAACAGGGCAAGGGATCAGCAAAGAGCCGTGGATAATGAGTTGTTAAAATCGAATGCTCATGACAGCATGCGGATTAACTCTCCCGATCGACGTACTCGTACAACTTTTGGTAGCCGGAATTCGGCTTAAATTTACTTTTTAAAGGAACTACAAATGGCTAATACAAACAAGCCTTTTGGCATGCGTCCTCTGGGGAATCTCTCCGCAACGGGCGCTCAAAAGCAATATGGCTACTTGATCAAAGAGGATTATGGTACAAACATTTTCCAAGGTGATCTGGTACGTCTTGTAGCTGGATACATCCAACGTGTTTCTGGTAATACGGATGCGGCGGTTGGGGTATTCAACGGTTGTTTTTACAACGATCCTGTCACAGGCAAACCTACGTTTAGCAATAAATTTATTGCTAACGCAGCGTTTACGATTGACATCCAAGCAGACATTATTGACGACCCAAGTCAGCTCTTTTTGATTCAAGCTGACAGCACTGTAATTGCTCAAAGCGATGTTGGCAAGAATGTTGGCGTGGCATACGGCAGTGGAAGCACGACCACGGGTCAGTCGGCAATGACGACCACAGGCTCACCTGCTAACACAGCCGGTAACACGTTAAAAATCGTGGGTTTGTACGACGATCCAAGCAATGTTTTTGGTGCGTATGCCCAGCTTGTCGTCAAGATCAACAACCATAGCTACAGCAGCAGCGGCGTAGCTGGCGTCAACTCATAAGGGGTTAAATCATGGCAATTTCCCGCGCACAACTGGTCAAAGAACTTGAGCCTGGGCTCAATGCTCTTTTTGGCCTTGAGTACAAAAACTACGAGAACGAGCACTTGCAGATTTATGCTGTTGAGTCCTCAGATCGTGCGTTTGAAGAAGAAGTGATGGAATCCGGGTTTGGTGAGGCTCCGGTCAAGACTGAAGGTGCAGGTGTCGCTTATGACAATGCGCAAGAAGTTTACACCGCTCGCTACACCCACGAAACCATTGCATTGGCGTTTTCACTGACCGAAGAGGCCGTAGAGGACAATCTCTACGACCGTCTGGCAGCGCGTTACACCAAGGCATTGGCTCGCTCCATGGCACAGACCAAGCAAATCAAGGCAGCAGCAGTGCTCAATGGCGCATTCGACACCTCTATCGGTGGTGACGGCAAGCCTTTGTGTGCCACGGATCACCCCACGTTGGGCGGTCCGGATCTTTCAAACGAGCTTACTGTTCCTGCTGATCTTTCGGAAACTTCACTTGAGCAGTCATTGATCGACATTGCAGCGTTCACCGATGAACGTGGCTTGAAGATCGCTGTCCAGGGTTTAAAGTTGATTATCCCGAAAGAGCTTATGTTTACGGCTGATCGCATTATGAAGTCAACGCTGCGTGTTGGTACGGCAGACAATGACATCAACGCGCTCAAGAACATGGGCATGATTCCGCAAGGTTATGTGGTCAACCACTTCTTGACCGATCCAGATGCATACTTCATCAAGACGGATGCACCTAACGGCATGAAAATGTTTGAGCGTGTGGCAATGCGTACCGGTTTTGAAGGCGACTTTGATACTGGAAACGTTCGCTACAAAGCGCGTGAGCGTTATTCATTCGGATTTTCGGATCCGCGTGGCATCTTTGGAAGTCCCGGCGCAGCCTGATTTCCAAGCATAAAAAGGGGTCTTCGGACCCCTTTTTATTTAAGTGATTATGTTGTATATTTAAGCATTCCGGGGTTAATCCGGTGCATTAGACAGTCCCGGCTGACGCACATGCAGACTAATGCACTCACATGGCATGTAAAGGAAAGACATGGGTCAGACAACCTTCTCCGGTCCCGTAGTTTCACCTGGGGGCTTCATTGGTCCAGCTTTTGGGGGTTTAATTCCCTTCACTGGCACCTACTATTACGTTAATCCCGCAACTGGCGCAGACGGCAACACAGGCCTCAGCCCCGTTCAAGCACTTAAAACCCTTACCGCAGCTTTAGACAAATGTTCTTCGGGCAAGAACGATGTTGTGTTTTTGATCGGCAATGGTCAGGCTTCAGGCACAGCCCGTCTTACGGCTAAATTATCATGGAATAAGGACGCCACGCACCTTATCGGCATCTGTTCTCCTGTGAACATCTCCCAGCGCGCTCGGATTTCGCACGCAGCAGCGGCTCCTGCCACAGCGTTTACGCCAATGGTTGAAGTCACGGGCGATGGTTGCATGTTTGCAAACATTCAAATTTTTGAAGGATTTGCAGAATCTACCGCAGTCGTAGCTTGGGAAGATCAAGGCGAGCGCAACTATTACTCTAACGTGCATTTTGCAGGCATGGGTAACGCAACATATTCCGCTGATGAAACAGGAAGTGCCTGTTTGCTTTTGACTGGAGGCGGCGAGCATCTGTTTGAGAACTGCACGTTTGGTTTGGACACTGTGCCTCGGACCGTGGCTAATGCAAATATTCGTCTACGTTCACAGACAGCGCGTAATACGTTCAACAGCTGTTTATTCCCGATTTATGCAACAGCCGCAGGCGTGCTTGCAGTGGACGCCAATGCGGCAAGCTCATTGAATCGTTGGGCGTTGTTTCAAAATTGCGTGATGATTAATGCACAAAACATTGGAGGTGAGACCACAATGACGGTTGCTGCGGTGGGTAATGCCGCGCAAAACGGCGTCTTGTTGTTTAACAACTGTGTTCGCAATAACATCACCGATTACGGTGCTGCTAACGACTTGATTAAGATTGCTAACTCGGTAAATGCTCAGACGGATCAAGACGGCGGCGACTTCCAAGACGCTTCTTAAGGGCTAACCCATGAGTAATAGCAATATTCAGGCAGTC